TTTGCCATAGTCTCCTCCTTTTACATGGTATCCACCTCCCCGGTGTCCACGCCTAATGTGTGCAGTGCCGCTTTCAGTCCGGCGTTTTCGATCTGCAGCGCCTGCGTCGCCGTGGTGGGATAAAATGCTTTGATATAGCCGGAATAATCCTGTATGACCGACAGGCTGATATCCACCGGCCCGTGCGACGGCGTAATGTCGTAGGTTTTGCTTACATTTGAGGTCACTACGCGAGTATTGTTCACCTCGATAATGCCCAATGGTGACGGCGTACCCACAACACTGAGGGTGATCTTCGTCCCTGGTTCCACCACAAGCGTTGCGGGATTGTAATACGTTGTTCCGTTGATGATCACGCTGGCCTTAATGGTTGTGTAGTTAGCAAGGCCGGTGCCTGTGATATTCACCGTCATGCCGTATTCCAGCGTCACACTGTACACGCCGCCCTCCTGCGTCACCTCCACGGTGGCCGTGTCGCTGTCGGTGCCCCGCGTGGCCGTCACGGTGTACGTCCCCAGCGCGTCCACATAGATGCCCCAG